AACTGCAGCTCTAGCAAATTCTTTTACCGTATCTCCGTCTATTTGAATATATTCGTATCCGCCTCCTTTTAATTTAGGAGCAGTTATTTGTAAAGCTATACCGTTCGGTCCTGCAAATCTTTTCATTGAAAACTTATCCCCTTCGTATAAATCAGTACCTTCGTTAATAGCATGCTCTAGAGCTAATTTGTCTATGATAGGTTGTTTCTCTTCAGAATCTAGATAATGATATGCTTTTGATACGTAATCTTTTGCTAAGATTAATTTTGATTGCCACCAGTTAGGAAAATCTACTTCTCCATCTACTTGGTCATATTTAGCTAATTTCTTATATAATTTAGCTGCATATGTTGCTATTTCGTAAGAAGTTGATTTTAACATTCCAGGTTCGTCATCTTGATGTCCTACATCTAAATCATCTCCTCCATGTCCTTCTCCAACGTTTTCTTCATCTGCTAAAGCTTTTCTAGCAAGTTTAGCAAAGAGTTCTTGGTTAGCCTCCTCATCTTCTTTTTTATTCTCATTTTTAGCTATCATAGATTTAAGTAACTCCATAGCTTTATTATAAGCAATATCAATGTTACCAGATGCTTCAATATCGTCTATATGTTTTTGGGTTACATTTTCATCTAATTCAGCACTATGGTCATAAACATTAATACCATAAGCTTGTAAATCCATTACTGCATCATACATAAACGAACTAGCTTCTCCTGATATTATATCGTCTTCTTTAAACATAAAGTAAATAATAACATTGCCCATTCCATCTGAATCTACAATATCCATTTTTACTCTGCTTTCTTGAGCTAATTTATTTAAAACTGTCATAGCAGCTTTATATTCCATTCTAGGAACTTTTATATAGTGATGATCATCTCCTTCTCCTTCATTCTTATATTGAGTTACCGGAGGTACTTTAGATCTTTGTTTATCTTTTGGATCACTTAATCTAGCTCCTCTTTCTCTAGCATCTTTAGTTAATCTACCTTTTACTAGATTACCTGATTTAGTAAAGTAATGGCCTTTAGGAGCACCTTTAGTTTCGTCAACATCTTGTCCCATTAAAGTTACATCGTCTCCTTTACCATCAGTTTTATTAGCTACATCTTCGATCTTTTTAACGTGACCTTTTAAATAATTAATTTTACCAGGATCAATTTCTAAATCTCTAGAAAGATGAATAATTTCATCTCTCAATTTATTAGCTACTTTTACATGTCTTTCGTCAGCTTTATTTGATTTTAGAACCGCTTTTTCTAATTTAAATAATTCATCATGTTTAAAAGTCCACTCACCTAATTCTTCAGGTGATTTACCTCCTTCGATTAATTCATCTCTTAATGATTCAGCACCAGGACAAATATCAAAATGCTTAGGTTCTGTATAAGTAGAGTAGTTTATTTCATTTAATTCTTCGTTTAAAGATTTAAAATGCTTCATTAACTCGTTAGTCAATACATCTTTATTTATAATAGGTTTACCAGAACCAGCTACACCAACTTCTACTAACTTTTTATCGAACGAAAAGTCTGCTAAATGCAGATTATTATCTTGTATATGGAAGGAAAATTCATCATCACTATTTCTTTCTCCTTTGTAAACTACATGTACGTCGAAACTCATTGGCTGAATTCTCTTTACTCTCATTCTAGCTAATTCATCTCCTGTATTGATGAGTGCTTTTGCAAGAGCTTTTCCCGTTTCCATTGCAATCATAGCTGTTTCATTTTGATCGAATTCGATACCTGAGTTTTTGTTTAATCTGTCTAGTTCTTTTAGTGATTGACCTTTTGCAGTATCAATTCCAGTTATATTAGGATCTTTTTTAAGGTCCATAGCAGTTTTTCTATCCATTTGTACAGCTTTAGTATCGCCGCCTTTAGTAGAGATAAACATAGTTTCCTCTTTTTCTGCTAATTGTTTTTGAAGTGATTCTTTTAAGGTAGTTAAGTTGGATATACTTTTACCTGTATATGAAGTTTCTAACGTAGTTTTATTTCTACTTCCAATAGTTTGCAAAGCAGTTTCAACTTCGGTTAGACGTTTTTTGATTTCTTCGTACGTCATCGTAGTGTTTTTTATTGTATAGCTATATAAATAAATAGATTAATCTTCCCAAATAACGTTTTTAAACTTTTCTGGTGATAATCCAAAATAATCTGTTCTCCATTGTGTTTGCTCAAAGAAATCTAAATTAAACCATTCACTCTTCTTTTTCCATAATTTCTTAGCAATATCATCCCAATCTTGATTAATAACAAATTGTTCTATTTCTAATTTTTTCTCTAGTACTGCATCGTATTCAAAAGAATCCCATTCATAGTGAAAAACTTCAAATACAGCATCTGGTGAGACATAGTCAATAGAAATATCTATTCCCCATTTTGGTTTCATTTTAACTAATTTCCAAAGCATAGGATTGTTTTCTTGAGCTATATAAGATATCTGTTCTAAAGCAACAGAATAAAAACCTTTTCTTTCAAATAGATCTGAATGATTTATGTGGGCTCCGTCTCTTTTATCCCAAGTAATCCAGTCATATCTCATACAATCTTCGTGTCTTCTTTCTACAATTGGGTACCCATTACTACTTAAAAAAGCTTGTTCAGCTTTTGTTAAATGATAACCGTTTTGGTCAAATAAGTCTACACAGTTAGGGTCTAATAGTACCTCTACTTCTTCAGTAGGATCTAAAAAATAAGCATTCCTATGTAATTTATTATTTGATATTTTCATTTTTTCTTGCCTGATTTCATATTAGCACACCAGTGGTACATTTTACCTTTCTCACCGCCGTACTTTTTAGCTTTTGCTCTCAAGCTAGTAACAGAACCTTTGCAACTAGCTCCTGATTTTTTTACTCTACCTGGTCTAGATTTACCTTTTACTTTACCGTCTTTAAAGTTTTCATCTAAAACTTCTCTAATTAATTCTGCTATTTGTGCTTTACTAAATGGCATTTTTTTATACTAATTTATCGGTCCTCCACCAACCCAAGCATCACAGGATCTAGCTCCAGCACATTTGAACCAGAAAAATTCACAAAATCCTATGTTTGATTGTTTAACTATTTTTTCGCCTTGTTCTCCTATTGCTTTGGCTATTTTAGAAAGTACTGTTTTCTTTTGATTAAAAGCAGAACAATTAGAACATGTAGAAGTTTTTGCATGTTCAACAGTCGTATCCCACATTTCTGCTTTATCTTCCCAAAACTTTTTTGCCCCTTTTTCATCCCCAGGATTCAAAGGTCCGTATCTATACTCTTTTACTGTTACGTTTCTACTCAACGTATTTAGATCTAAATCAGTTATAGAATCTTTCGGTTTAGCTTTTTTAAACCTAATTTCTTTCTCTTTTCTTAGAGCTGCTGGAGTATTATTTGTACCATAGTCGGATAGTTTTCCTTCTATTACTAACTCTTTAACTACATCAGTTAATTTCATAAAGCATTTCTTCTTTCTAGTTCTCTTTTAATAATATTTTTTTTCCTTTTAAAAGAGTCACTTTCATACATCTTTTGTAACTCTTCTGTTGAGGTATTATGAGGTGTATAATGTTTCCAGACATACTTATTGGTCATTTTACCTCGAGCATCTCTTATATAATCTTTAGTACTAGGTTTTAATTTTGCAGGCATTATTTTTCTCCTTTCCAAATTTCGCCTCTTCTACAACGAACAACTGCCCCGGAGGCGTATGCTGAAGGCCAGGTGTCATATTTTCTTTTTGCTATCCTTGTACATCTATCATCTTTCTTTTTTTTCTTTTTTTCAGAGATAGGCTTTCTCTCTTCTAATAGACCAACTACTAAATTAATAATATCTTCCTTAGTAATTTTTTTGTAGCCAGAACCAAAAGGAGCTGCTTTACCATCATGATTAGGAGCTACGTTTTCGTTTTTCACTGAATATTCTCCTTTTTTCAAAAATGGTAATACATCGTTGTAAGGTACGTATTTAACCCCGTCGAATGTTTTGATTTTTCCAGCAAATGCTTTACGGTCATCTTGACCTCTAGTAGTTCTTTTATCTTCATCAGAAAGAGCAAATACTTCATCAGTGAGTCCTAATTTAGCAATTATAAATCCTAAAAGTCCAACAAAAGGAATTTTTTTAGTTATTGCTCCAAAAACTACTGCGTTGATTTTAAGAAGATCTAAAAGCTGTCTTTTAATAAATTCTTGATTTTCCCCACTAATAGTTTCTCCTTTTAGATAACGTGCAACAACTTTTAACATATCTCTAGTTTCACCTGCTTCTTCTCTAGCAGTTTGAATCATATTGTTAACTTGCCCTTGTAATTTATCGATACCTCCTGCTACTAATTTGCCTACACCAGGTATTTTAGATATTGTTTTTTCTATTTGGTCTATTTTAGCATTGATGTTTTCTTGCATAACAGCATCTGGGTATAATGTATCCATATCATATATGCCTCCTTTTTTAAAGTCTAAAGCATCTAAAATATCTCTTTTTATATCTTTAGGCATATCGTATAGTATATGCATTGCAAATTTTTCTCTACCTATGCTTTTGGCTAGCTTTTCTAGCATATCGGTTATCTTAGTATCTCCGTAAACTCTTACTTCTTTTTGAACGGTTGCTTTTTTAGTATTTTTCACGACTGTTTTTCCTTTAGCTCCTGCTTTACGTTTTTTTCTAGCAGTAGCTGCTCTTTGTGCTTTAGTTAAACTTCTTGCTTTAGCAGCAGGCAAACACCTATCAGGGTTCTTTTTATTTTTAGAGGTACCACATGGACCTGCTATGTTACCAGCAGTACTAATCCTAACCCACTTTTCTTTTTTAAACCAATCTCTTAAAGATTCTTTAACAATAATATTTAATTCATTTTTAGTCATTAATCATTAAATTATTTCTGTTAGTAATCTAATTATTACAGCAGCTAATCCTGCAAATAAAATCCATAGTGCCTTAGTTACTCCATCTTTCCAACGTTTAAGATCTTCTACTTCAGCCATTTTAGCTTGAAAGTCTCTTTCGTTACTTTGCATATCTCTCCTGAAATCAGAGTTTTTATTTGTTTTGACTATTACTCCATCTTCTGGGTTAAGCAGGGTGAATTTAAGGTCAGACATATCTTCTTTAAGTTCTCTTACATCTTCAATCATAGCCTTAAGTTCACCATTAGGCATATGTTTTTTAATATGTACGAGTTCGGATAATACAGATTCTAATAATTGCTTCTGTGTCATTGGATAAAAAAATAATATAGTTTAATATAAATATATACTAATCTAGCTTACTCTTTAAATAGTCTAAATATTCCTTTAATTTATCAGACATTTCATTTTTAATCTTAGACTCATTCGATTTCCAAACTTCTATATCTCCTTGTTCAGTTACTATACTCGATTCGTCATCCATATACTCCTTTAATTGCTGCTCAACATCACTTACAAAAACTTTAATATTTCCTTTTTGCATTTGACGAATATAATCATCTAGTAATCCTGCTTTTCTAAGTTCATCGTTATAGTCCATAGTACAGTTAAAGCACATCTTATTTATTTTATAAGTTTGCTTAGATAAATGATAATTCATAGGACCACCACACTTAGGACATGCTAAAGGTGTTTTAGCTGCTTTTTTAGCAGAATCAAGTTTAGTAATATTTTGTTTGAGACCGTTTTTTATAGTCCATTGTTTACCGCGTTCTTCCCAAATGTCTCCTTCTTTATATCTCTTAGTAGATTTTTTATAACCGGTTTGTAATTTAGTTTTAGAAGTAAAATCTTTATTGACTATATTTCTTATTCTATCTACATCTGATTTCTTAAACTCTTTTTTAAGAGTATTATCCCTCATAACCTAGTTGTTTTAATCCCTGTATAGCAGGTCCGATATCTCCATCTTTTACTCTGAAAGCAATACCGCCTTTAGATATCCATTCAGCTATATTAGATTTCTTATCATCTATTAATATTCTATTTTCATTAGCATATCTTTGTTTATCAGCAGAGTATGCAAAGTTTACTTTTGGTTTCGGAGTAAGATTATTTTTTACCCATAAATTTTTTCCTAATCTTGATGTATTATTTCTAGAAGGAGAAGTAAGAAGTTGAGGATTATAAGGACTAATAAAATTCCATAACTCTTGCCCTCTTGGCATCCAATCCATACCTACCCAAAACGATACACCTACGATATTATCAATAAAGTTCCAAAATTCATCCATACCAAATATTTGTTCAAAATGCTTTGGTTTAGTTACCTTTTGAATATCTCTTAAAGGATAATAATCAGGACCAACTTCATTAAGTTTTTTATGAAACCTAGATTCAAAGTCAGTCAATACTCCATCCATATCACAGTATATCTGATAAGATGGTGTTTCTTTTTCTTCCGGAAGAGGATATGCCTCTAGTAAGTCTACAATACTTGTATTCATATAACCTTTATTTAACTATAGTTTTCTTATATAATATACGAACTTTCATGCTAATATCCAACTATTTTTTAGACTTTTTTAAACGTTGAGTTTTCTTTTTTGATGCTTCTTTTCTATCTTTTATATAGTCAAAAGCACTTTTTAAACGTTTTTTAACATCAGGTTTTTTTGCTCTATTATATGCTGCTCTAGTTCTCTGATGAATCAAGTTTATAATTTGAGATTGTCTAGCATGTGATTTAGCTTTAAAAGATTTTTTATTTAAAGTATCTACTATATCTTGTCTGGAGCTGAATTTAACTCCGACTGTATCTTTTGGATCTTCATCTGTGTATAATCTTCTGCTTGATCCTTTTGGTTTCTTACCTGTTCCTTTTTTAGGTTCTTCCTTTATTATCTTAATTAAATCTTCAGCTAATTCATCGATACTAAATACTACTTCGTTTTTAGATTTTTTTAATGCTGTGCCTGCTTTTTTAGCTGCTTTATACGCTTTCGAATTTTTATGAGAAGATTTTTTACCAGATTTCTTTTTAGCATTTATATTCGCCCATAAACTCTCGTCTAAATTTTTTATACTATCTTCCCAGTTTCTAAAAGTTATATTACCTAAAGTATATGCTTCTTTCTCTAATTGTAATAATCTGTCATCTGAGTTAGTATCGGTAGTGTTGATGTTGGTAAGAACACCTTGTAAGTTTTGCATATGATGCACCATTTCATGTGCATAAGATCTAACTATATCTTTATTATGTCTTCCGGTAATATACAAAACTATTTTTTTTTCAGAAGGAGAATAGTAAGCTGTTCTTCCAAAAAAGTTAGCAGCATTAACTTCATCTTTTTTAACTATTACTTCAGGTAATGGAGATATATTCATTCCTATATCTAACATATACTCAGTTAAAGAAGTAATATACTCTTTTAGTTTTAAATTACTTTTTTCTTCTTTCAAGTTATCAAATTTTACTGTTAAATAATCTCTATTGTGAGTAATATTTACTCCGCTAGGTACTAATCTGTAAAGGTAATTATAAAGAATATCTAATCTATTTTTATCAACAGAGTTTATTATTCCTGTCTTATTCAATTGCCCTTCGTTAAAATATTCATTTATAAAACCATCTATATTTTTTGCTAATATTTCTGCAACGATTTTATCTTTTAGATCATTTAAAATTTTTAAAATTTCTTCTCTTGATAAATCTTTAGGAAAAAAATCAGTAATTTGATCTAAGTTACCTGAAAGTATATTCTTTCTAAAATCTGTAGCCCTTATACCTGAACCGGGTTTAGAAGCTAAAGCTAAACCTTGTACGTTAGGTGCATTTTTAAAAGTAGTTACTCTTCTTAAATCTACAAAATCTTCTTCTGATCTTATTCCTGTTACTGCTACAAATTTAGTTTCGGGATTTGCTTGAGCATAATCTTTTGCAGCAAACATTGGATTACTTCCCCCATCTAATATTTCTACATTACCTAAGTATTTAGCGTATATGTTCCAAATAGTTAATGCTTCGTCTTTATCTATGCCATTTCTTTCTCCTGCACCTACAAATACTATAACTTTATTTATATTAGGTTTTTCATTAGATTCGCCAGAAACTAGATCTGCCCCTTTTTCTTTATAGTTGTCTTTATCATATATAGAACCATTATAAGAGCCGTCGAGTAAAGATTTTACTACGTTAAAATGACCTCTATGAGGTGGTTTAAATGCTCCTGGGTATAATGCTATCATGCTAAAAATGCTTGTACTTTTTGATCTATTTCTCTAGGAGTTGAATGTTTAAGTTTTTCTTGAAAAGTAGGATTATAAATCATATCTATAATATTATCTAAAACTGCATCATAATCTGCATCTCTTTTTACTTTTCTATCTCTATACTTTTTTACTGCATCTCTTAATTTATCTTGACCAGGACCTACTCCATTCTTTCTATATGCTTTTAAAAATTCTTTCTTAATAGCTTTATCTTCAGATCTATTATCTTTATCCCAACTAACACTACCAACGTGTTTTATAAACTCATCTTCTTCTTCTTTAGACATTTCTACTGGTTCAAAGAAAGAAGAACCGCCTATGTCGTTTTCTTCATTATACCTTTTTAAATAATCTTTCACTCCAGATATACCTGCTTTAGCAGCAGTATTAAATGCTTCTATTTCTTTATTATATTTTCCGCCTCTATCACTAACATATATTGATAAATTACCTTTTAACTTTTTATTGTAGTCTTCAATTTTTTGATAGATATTTCTCCAAGTAGACATCACTGCATCTGCAGGTACGTTTCTTTTTCTGCCTTTGAAGTTTGAAATATAAGAAATCATAGGATGTGCATATACCATCACCATGTATATATCATAACCTAGAGAAAGTAACTTATCTAAGTTTTTCTGAAAGCCAGCTCCTGAAGCAGTAGTGTCCCAAACAAAGCTAGTTTTGTCTTCCGCCGCCGCCATTGCGTCCTTGGCTGTTTGACTGGACGCTGGACCTAGCTTGTTGTGATACGGATGATCCGGATCCTCTATATACTTGTCTGGGTTGAACTGGGTTAGAGAGTCTAGGGATAACTGGTTTAGAAGGTACGTTTTGCCTGTTCCAGCTCCCCCTGCCATTATTACGGCTTTCGGACGACCAGTTTGCTCCAGAATTATTTCTGATAATTTGATCATTATTACTGTTGTTTATTATTCTTACGTTAAGTCCATTTTCTCTAAATTCGTTAACTATACGATTAATATTATCATTATTAACGTTATTTCTAGGATTATTATACCTAGTAATCATTTGATTACTAATGGTCCTATTATTATAATTAGTTGTATTACTCCCTCTTCTTCCATTAATGTAAGCAACATTATAATTATTATAATTTGAACCCCATACTACATTATTCCATGGTCTGTAAGGACGATACCATCCATAATAGTGATAAGGTCTATACCAGTCGTACCAAGACCAAGAATTATAACTGAAAGCCCAATCGGTCCAAAACCAATGGCTGTGAAAATAAACATCGAATCTATTATAGGGTCTCCATATTCCGTCTAACCTTGGATTATTCCAATACCATGAATAAGGTTGATTCATAGCATATTGAGCAAAATTCCATCTAAAATTGAAGTCAGTTCTTAACTTCCACCTTAAATCTGAAAAGGAATTTAACGTGTCTATTTTAGTTTCTTTTGCAACTGGTATAATATAATCTACCGGGTATAAAGGGTCGTGATTTAATGTAGCAAGTTTATAAGAAGCACATCCGTAAAGAATAAACATGGTGATTAATCCACCTATTAATCTAAATAATGAGCTTGGTAATTTTTTCATAATTTTAAAGTAGTTGGGTAACTATTATAAATAGGTTCAACCTTAGGGTTTTCTAAAGAATATAGTTTATAGATTGTTTGAAATAAATCGAAATTATAATCAATTTCATCTACTATTTTTATTTTCCAACCCTTTCCTTGATATATTCCTTGCTTTTTTGAAGGTCCTCTTGATTGAGCTTTTAACCAAATTATACCGGTTCTATCTATTTTGATTCCTTTAGTTTCTTCTAATGCTTTAGCGTATGCAGCTAACTGTAGATCATAAGATTTATGTAAGCTATTAGAAGTTTTAAGGTCTAACAACCAAACTTCATCGTCCATTTTTACTACTAAATCAGCAGTACCTGCATACTTAAACTCATCAGAGTATACAAAGTCTTCTGTGGATATTAGTTCAGGCTTATAAGTACTCCAAAAATCATGGAATTTAAGAATCATTTCCCAAACTATCTGAGAATATTTAGCATTACCGTAATTATCCATCCAAGAAATTTCTTCTCCTTTTACTAATGCTTCTGCTGCTTCATGCACTTGAGTACCTTCTTTACCAGCTCTTCTCATAATAAGATCGGCACTATGCCCAACATCTTTAAGCCATGACTCAAAAAATTTATTTTTGGGCATGTACTGGAGTATGGTAGTTACAGATGGATAATATACTCCTTCCGATCTTTTATAAACTCTTCTATCTAAAAAATTAATTTGTTGGAGTTCAGGTTTAAAGTCCAACCTTTTTTTCTCGTTCTGTTCGAGAATATTCATACCTTGTTTTATCATAGGTCTAATTTATGCAGCATTAGACGAGATATATCTAATTCTTCTGCTGTTTGAATATAACTGGTAAAAGCTCGAAATCCCATTTCGGAAGGATCTTTATCCTTCATCTCTACAATAAAAACTCTTTTACCGTTATTTAAAAATTGTTCAGCTATTTTTAAAGCTTTTGATTTAGCGTCATTATCTAACGCAATATAAATGTCCCTCAAAGGGCTTGTTATTATTTTCTTATAAAGAGACGTAGATATGTTTTTACCTAATATAGGTATAGCGTTCCTACGTATCGCCATTGCATCGAATACTCCTTCACATAAAATAATAGGAGCATTCCAATTTATTAAGTTTTCAAAAAAGATTATGTCTTTGCTCGCTTCCGGGTTTTTATACTTATAGTAGTTGCCATCATAACTTCTTGCAACAAAGAAATTGAGTGTACCGGATGCAGAATAACTTGGGATAATAACTCGTCCTCCATATTCTCCAGATGTACAGTATCCAATCCCATATTTAATAAAATCATTGTCGGAAAGTCCTCTCTCATATAAATATTTTTTTACCAAGTTAGCTATAACTGATGCACCAGAAGCGGAATATAGCGGCTGATATTCTTTCGGTAGTTCTATTATAGATAGTTGCTTATACTCTATTTGTGCTCCTCTTGGTACGTATTTAAGTATTTCATTAGCAGTATCTCTTGGTGTCTTAAGTTGTTTAAGTAATGAACGTACGGTACGCCCTTTAGTTTCACAAACCCAGCATTCCCACGGATTTTGTCCTTCTTCGTTAGTAGACATTTTAATCTCTAACTTAGGTTTATGATGATTGCAAAAGGGGCAATGAAAGGCATAATTATCTCTAGCTCTTTTATGAGATTTACCTAATATATTTTCAATAGAGCCCAGTAGGAATGTATAATCCATACGTTGTTCTGTAACTAGTTATATTATAATATAAGAAGAATTAGTCTAAATATCAACTAATTTAAGGTGTTTTTTCTGATTAACCATTATGTTTGAAGGTCTTATATCAAGCTCATCTGGATCTATTCCGTATCTAGGAGCTTCTTTTTCAACGGCATCAACCCACTCTTCCGGAATACTACCTCTAAATTCTCCTAAAACTTCCATTTGTATTATACCTAATTTAGGATTGATAACTTCAACATCGTATATTCTAGCAAAGTTATTCGTTTTTTTACCTTTAAGTAATTGTGCGTGCTCTAATTCAATTTCGTCAGTAGTTACTTTGTAAACTCTACCATTGAGTAGATAAGCTGATCCATAGTCTCCAGAACCTAAATGTTTACCTCCCTGATCTAAGATTTTATCTACTTGTTTTTCGAAATCAGGATCGTAATATAAAATTTCTCCCAGTATTACGTGCGATAGTCTCATAACATTAATCTAACGGCCCTCCTTTACCGGAACTCATATAATCACCAAATTCTCGAGATTCTTTTGTATCTATTTGAACGTAGATTGGATGATTATCAGCTCCTTTAGGACCAATTAAATAAAAAGAACTTATTCTTATACCTTCTAACTTATTACCTTCTTTTTCATGTTCTTGAACTACTTTTGCTACAGTAGCGTAAACTTCAAGTTTCCAACTTCCTTCAGGTTTAATTTTTTTAGTTGAAGGAGTAAACATACCGGTATCAGTAGGTACTTGAATGCTTTCTATAGTGTCAGGCATTCTTTTTAATGCTTGTTCAAATTCTATGAGAGTATCAGCATTACCTAGCCAATCAGTAATATATTTTTTACCGTTAATAATGCTAACGTCTTTTCTAAATCCTTCGAATATTATACCGGTTAATTTCATCTTCCTTGACCTCTATATTTCTTTTTATAATTTACGCTTCCTTTTGATCTAGATGTTTTAGTCTTAGCATGAATGCCAGGTCTCTTTTTTTTAACTTTAGCAAAAGTGCCGCCTAAATACGTTCTAGCCATTTTTAACAATCACAGCAATTGCATTGACATGATGTTCCACACTTACAAACTATACAATCGCATTTCATAATTTAAATATTTTAACTTTTAAATCACCAGTTCCTTTTATTAACCGATGATATGTTTCCTTTGGTATAAATAGTTTGTTTTCTGATAATCTTTGTGGAAACTCGTTATCTAATTGGAACTGCCAATCGGTATTATGCAAGGCTTGAACTATTCTATCTTCTTTATCTCTATGCCACACGAACTCTAAAGCGGGAGTATTAGTAGAAAACTCTCTAATAACATATTGATCTGTAACTGTTTCTTTATAGGGATTGCTCATAAGTATTATATCTGACCTTGAGATGTAATCAAAATAGACCTTGATGAACCGTATGCAGTCCCCTGACTATTTGTGGCATAAGCTCGAATATAATAAGTAGTTCCACTAGGTGCAGTCAAAATTTGATTTGTAGATCTAGAAGTTGTGTATTGTCCAGTACCTCCTGTAGGATGTGTTTCAGTGAATTGATTGTTACTAAGTGTTGGGGCTGTAGTATTAGAAGAAGCAACATGTCCTCTTGCAGTCACGGTAGCTCCTCCAGTTGCACTTACGTTACCTATCATTGATAAAATACCGCTTGATACTGATACAGTTCCTGTACCTACTGTAGGTATAGTAAGACTGGTTTTATCATGGTCGTAGTTGTACCATTCACTCATTGCATGAGGGGTAGATGTATCTGGTCTGTTAGCTATACTATTAGCTGTATTAATAAGACCAAACTGAGTACCGGTTGACATATTTGTCAAACTTAAATTATTGCCAGGGTCAGTTGAAGTACTATAATTATTATATCTCTTTTCTCTAGCTATTCCTCTCAAAGAAAGTGCTCCTGCAAATGGTACTGCCATAATAGAAAATTTTTACCAGTATCCTGAAAAGTTTGAACTTCCGCCTAAAGACTTCCAGTATCTACCGATATTGCAAGACCAGTAACCAGCTTTAGTTTTATCTTTCTTCTGTGCACATTTATGTCTAGCAGCAAATGATGCTCTAGCACCTCTCTGTTTTAGTTTAACAGAAAGACCTGTGTCACCAAAAGATACTTTTTTAATATTACCTGTTTTTGGATTTTTAACGTAAACGTAGAATTTTTTAGAACCTCCTCGTTTAGGTTTATTTAATTGTACTTTTTTACCTCTATACTCAGCTTCAGGTATATAATCTACAGATGCTTTAAGCATTTCGAATCCATTATAATCGAAAGTTTCATTCTGTATTGAAACTGCTTTTCTAAATTTATCCATATTCATAGTACCTCCTATAGATTCTACTAGTTCTTTAATTAAATCAAAATCTATCATTTCTTCTATAGAAGCAGCCTCATCGATAGTATTTTCATCTTCAATCATTTCATCGATTAGGTTACCAATTTCAAACATTGGATTATAGTTTGGTGATACCATAGGTAAATCTAAAGGTACTCTCATACCATTATAATCTCCATATTCACCAATATCAGTAGACTCTAATAATAATTTATCTTGATCATTAAGTTCTATTTTACCGTCTCTCCATGCTTCTCTAGCTTCTTTGAATAATTGTATAAAGGCATCAGAGCTATAACGGTAGACATGCTCAGATAACGTTAGCTTTCTATCTAAATGGTACTGTAACGATGGGTATCCTATAATTTCTTTTATTTGTATCATGATATATATTTACTAATTTTTTTCATAGCTTCTTCTGCTGATATTTCATTACCCATCCAATTATTATGAACATAATACATAACATCTTTAATGTTATCTAAATCCCCATTCATTTTTATACCCGAGTTAATAACTTTTTCCATTTCATCGTTAGGTTCTGATAAGCTAGTGCTTTCATTTTTCATTTCGGGATGAAATAAAAATTTAACGGTATTAGCATCTTTTGCTACTTCTTTACCATCTATTTCTATACCAATTGGATAAGGCTTAGTTTTATCATCTGCCCAATAAGCTACGTCGTAACTTTTATCTTCATTACTTGTTACTAATAATCCTCTGTTATATGTATCTTCTTCGGCTTGAAGTACAACCATTTTACCGGTTGGTAAGATCATATCGCCCATTAGTTTGATATCTCCTTCATCGTATCCATCGTCATTATAACGATTTTGTTCGAGAATTATATCAGTTAGTTTCATTTAATAAAATCTTTTCTATAAAATTTTCCTAAAACATTATCGTTAATATAAACGTCATCTTGCTCTAGTACTTCATTTATAAATAGGTATTTACATTCAAAATATGTTAATAGCTTTTTATTAGGAACATAACATAAGATTCTTCTCTCAAAGTCCATAGGATCACCTTCCTTAAGTAATTTTAAAATATCTTTATGAGATCCGTAGTAATCTTTCCAATCAGATTCGGTAATAACTTTCTGCTTAAGAGGTACTCTTCCCCCTATACCTTTAGCTTTTCTTTCTTCTTTTAAAGCTGCTAAAGCTTTTTTACCTAACTTTTTATTTCTTTCAAAAAATAGAACTTTTTTTCCAATATACTTTTTACCTGTAGGTTTATGTTTAGTTTCATAAATGAAACCATAAGTACCTTTAGGCATATCATCTATATCAGATACATAATATGATTTGTATGTCCAACCTGGTATTGTGACCATAATCTATTAATATAAGAATTTTTTTATAAAATTACAACTTTTATTCTTGAGCATCTTTTTCTACTAATTCATCTTGGATGTTATGAGTTAAAAATCCTTCAGCGAAATAATTATCTACATCTTCTACATCTAATACCCCAGTTTGAATATTTTCATCTATTCTTTCTATACTACTTACTTCTATCCATTCTCCATCTTTATTAAAAATTAGTTCTCCTACTCTTAAATCCCTCGTTAAAACAAATTGTATACTTGTACCTTTAATTAAAAATGGTTGCTCCCAGGTAGCTTTAATAAGATTATTAATTAAGAAGTAATAATGATAAGTGGCTAATTTATTTTTAATTACTGTTGATGTGCTTAAAGTACCTGAAAGGTTATTAGTATACCAATTTACCCATTCTTCTTCAGTACCTATTCCGTCAATATTATAGGATACAACTTCATCTCCTTCTATAACATCTTCTATAGCTTTTGTTGTACCGTCTGCCATATTAATTAGAGTTCCGTAAACTAAACAACCATTATTTCCACCACTAGGCCCAGAAGGTCCGCTTCCTCCAGAGGACGACGAAGCTCCGTAAAAATCATCAAAATCAATAGTTGTATTTGTAGAGTTATTAATAGTTTTACCGGATGCTTCATTTAAAGATCTAATATCAGAATCATTTATAGAGCATTGAGTCTCGGTAGTACCGCCAGCTTCTACGTGTATATTATTTAAGGAAATCGCTCCTGATGTTTGTAATGCCATAGTAGTTAGTTTTTAGATTCTAACTTCTTTTCTAGCTCGTTTACTTTAGCTGTTAGTTCTTTTATAGCTTCAGTAAGTACCGCTACCGTTGCAGAATAATCGATGGTTTTAACGTCATCTATATTATCATCTAAGTTATTAGTAGTGTCGGTATAAGTTAATTCAGGAAGTTGCTTTTCAAAATCTTGTGCAATAAATCCTATCGAACTTCCTCTTTCTTTATCTTTCCAGTCAAATGATACTCCTTGTAAGTTTAATACTTTATCTAATGCTCCTGTAATAGGTCTTATATTTTCTTTTAACCTTATATCAGAAGAAGTAGATGTTGTAAATGCGGTAATATTATCTCTAGCAAAAATTCTATAGACTATAAGGTTCCTCCATCTATTACCGCTACCTCCGAGATCGAATCCTGTTGACGTGCTAGTACTATTTGTATTAGGTAATAAATCATCAGATAATAGATTACCCCCTTTTACTTGGAATATAGTCTGTTTACCTGTAATACCTGCATCTTGTCTTACAGCTTTAATAAACTTATCAGCCCCTGATACTACCTGTAGTCCCCCAGCTTTTAATTCTACGAAGTTAGTAGGTAGTTTAACTTGTACCTGAGTATCGAATGAACCAACTGAGTCAAAAGTTTGAGATTGATTACTAACACTAAAGTGTGATTCGGTATAAGAAGTAATTCCTGAAGCATTAGTAGAATGGTTTCTAGCAGAAGAAGATTTTAAAAGCCACTTATACCTCAGCTTTATAGTGCCACTTTCTGATATAGTTAAAAGTACTTTTTTATTGTTTTGAGCAGCTGCGTTACTTTGAGCTCCAGTAGAAGCAGCAAAAGATACACTATTGTTCCAGGTAAATGTAGCAGTATTGTGGTGTATTATTTCATTCGCTATATAGTTTACATGAGGTGGAATTTTTAGAGAAACTACATTTAATTCTTCTTTTATTAGGTCTCTTTTAGTAACTAATTTCTTTTCTATACCGTTTCCTGTGTCTATAAAAATTTCAGTAAATCCAGGATTAACTTCTTCAACTTTTAAAGCTTCTCCATTTTCCATCCAAAATTCGTGACCGGAAGATACCTTTATTGCTTTACCGTCTACTTCAACTTCATAATATTCAGCTCTAGTACTTTTCTTTACTTTGCTTATTTTATCAGTAACAAATTTATTTTGAGTATAATCCCATACTTTTAATTCGTCTCCTTCTTGTAAATTTTTAGCTAATGTTTTATCTCCATTACCTAAAGTTACCAAAGAATTTTCATCAACTGATTCAAATGCTATTAAGAAGTCTAATGGAGAGCTAGAACTACCGCCTGATGAGTAACCACCGGAACTATTACCACTCGATGTTCCTGATGCTTGACTATAATTATATTGACTAGAATTACCAAACTTATGTGCTTGCGCTAGTAGAACTGAACCAATTTCAGTATTGGAAGAATTAAAAGCACATAAATATAAATCAGCACCTAAGAATGCTTTCCTTGGAGTAATTTTACCATGTGTTTGATTATTATAAGATGCATTATAACTCGGATTAGCAGTTGTACCTGTAGCTGAAACTGAAGGTCTTTTGACTGTAAAAGCTGGTACATTTAAGGTAACTTCAAACGTACCTTTAGCATCTGCTGTAAAAGTGTTACTAGAAGCATCTGGGCCTTGTATTGAAGCAGTAGCTAATCCTGATAAAGCACTACTTCCTATGACTCCATATGTTGGATTTGATACTGAGGTAGTAGAGGTTAAAGTAGACCAGTTTCCTCCAGAGCTTGGTATACTTCCTACATTAACGTTTGTAGTAGTATCAGCAATAGGAGTTAATTCATCTAATGGAGATATAATTACTTTTTTCTCAGCACCAGAAAACATTTGAATTTCTGGTATATTAGGTTCAAAAATTATTTCGCTATTGTCGTCTCTTAATGCATTAGTAGTTTGGTCGATTACCCAATCACCTATCCTACCTGAAGTAGCGGTTATTTCACCTGTTATAGCAGCATCTTCTGCTGTCATAATACCTTCGCTATTTACAGAGAATTTAGGTGATGCAGCAGTTGGTACACTTATATTACCCCCTATAACACTTCCACCTTCTATATTACCTCCTACTATACTAGTACCTGCTATCAAACTACCGGTAATACCGGAACCTTGTACTAATCCTTTAAATTGAGCATCTCCTGATTGACTGATAAAGAAACCTTTCGAATGTATACTACCTGCAGAATTTAAAGTAATACCTGTACCGGTATTAAATCCTGAGGTATTTTTAGTACCAGAGAAGATTGCATCTGAATCAATTGTCCATCCTCCAACAAAGCCATCATCGAAGTTAGCATTAACACCTGATCCTGCGCTAAAATCAAACCAATCTAAGATAGGGTCATTCGTTACATCGAAGAATGAAGAATCTAAGTAATAGGTTGTTGTAGCACTTTGATTACTTTCTGTTCTTTTTAGCGTATTATTATGGTAATATTTTATTGTAGCTCCATCATAACATATCTTAAATACATCCCCGTTACTTATTGATTCGTATGTCTGTATGCTATTACCGTTTTGGTAAACTTGAGAAGTCGTACCATTTATATACCAGGCATGATCTATACTTGTAAAAGAAGTATTAGTAGAAGGGTCAGTGTTGAGGCCCATCATAAATCTTCTAGCAGATGCAACATTAGTTACTCTGAATATTACTTCTGCACTTCCTGCCTGGCCGTGTAGAGATTTCATTTCACCGTTCCAGGAATTATCATTAGCTATTTTTCTAACTGATCTACCTACAAGTTCTAAGTTACTAGTTAAACTTAAGTTAGCAGCTAAAATTTGTGATTCATTAATAGAAGAACTTAAAGAAGCTGTTGCACTATTTAATGCTGCTGTTGTTGCTGCATTTCCTCCTTCAATATTAATATCTCCTGAGATGCTTAAAGTAGTTCCATTCCAAGATAATTTACTACCTAGGGAGAACTTACCTGTATTATCAGCATAGAATTTTGTATTTGAATTATTATGAGTACCGGTTCCTATATAGATTTTAGAAGTACCTAAAGTAATACCTCCTATAGTTCCTGAAGTTGCTTTTAATACTCCCGCTGGAGTAACGCTAAATGGCGCTGAGGCGAATGAAGCATGTCCTAATTGAATACCTGAAGTAGGAGAGGCTTTAAAAATAGCATTACCAGAACCTATCTGTAATGAACCTACAAAGTTACCAGTAGCTGCAGATAATTCTCCTTTAAATACTGCGGCTCCATAATTAGTTATCCTAAAATGAGTAGAAGTTAGAGCTCCTCCATCTAAATCAATAGCTGTACCTGCTGAAGTAAATGCATTACCGTTAGTATTACCTGAATGATTATTAGACTTAATAAGTCCTGTTTGAATCATATCACCAGCAATCTTAGTAGTATTACCTAAACTATGACCTCCAGCCATTGCTTGGAAAAGTACTTGTTGAGAAGTTGATGAATAAAAGAAACCAGCTCCTGGTCTTACAAAGTCTTCTGTTACGCCGTTAGTTATAGAATCGTATACAAATAACGGTGTTATAAAATTACCGTTTTTAAATACTGTGTATCTAGCTCCTGTAGGTAATAATCTTATTCTAATTCTAAATTGTTGATTATCTGAGAAGTCTGTATCGTTAGTCCATTGAGCAGATGTAGTACCCATTAATTGTTGCTGAGTTCTTATTTCACTACCATTTTCATAGATCCTGAACTGTCCGTTATGATGCATATAAACAGCATGGGACATTTGACTTCTACCAAAACTACTTGGTGTTTCTTTATATAAACCGATAGCAGTACCTGGGTTTGTAGAACCAGCTACTACATCGAATTCAAATATAGGAGAATCACTTCTTGCAAAAAATGCATCTGAATGAAATCCTGCATCATGTGAATCGTTATTATTATTAAATCTATTTCCTAAAACCGGTGTAGTTAGAGTTGCTGTTGCTAATGCTCCTGTGCCGTTATCTGATACGAAAGTAGAACTATCTAATGAGCCGCTAAATTGATAAGTTAATGAAGGACCTAATCCTTTGTTACCTATAATTAATCTATTTCCATCCCATGCTAGACCTTGATCTCCACTTCCGCTTAAGTAGAAGTTACCATCTTTATCCATATAGGTTAAGAACGTACCGTTGTTACCGCTATGGAATCCTAATTTTTCTGAATCAAAGAATAATCCTGGTCCAGTTATACTACCTGTAATAGCAGCTAAAGCAAATCCTGGTTGACCAGAAGGACCAAATGAATAAGAATCAGGATTAGCTAACGATGAAGTTGCATTAATAACAGTTTGTAATTCTGCTTGAGAAGCAAAATCATTTTCATTAGTTACGGTAACACTACCGGATATAGTTAAGGTTGTTCCATCCCATGATAGGGCATTACCTAAAGAAAACTTACCTGTATTGTCTGTGTAAAATTTAGTATCTGCATTATTATGGTTACCTGAACCTATATACATTTTAGTAGCATCTAATTCTATACCTCCGATAGAACCGTCTCTAGCTATTATACTACCATCAATTGATAAATCTGTTCCGTCCCATACTAATCCACTATTTCCACTTCCTGTTAAGAAGAATTCTCCAGAAGAAGATAAATAAGCTTTCCATTTATCTGTATCGTAATAACCTAAGTTATTAGCGCTCATAAATAATCCAGTACCAGATGGTGTAGGATTAAAAGTAATCTTACCGGTATTGTCTACTGATCTAGTTATCGCTGTATCTGAATTAGCTACTGCTTGTGCTGCTTGTGCTGATGCTGTTGTGGCTAAATCACTAGCTTGATCTGCTGCTGCTGTATTACTTTGAATAGCTCCAGATAAAGAAGCTGATAGGGCTGCTGTTCCATCATTTACACTTCCTGTTACATAATCTTGAGTGGCTGCATTACCTCCTAGTACGTTAATATCTCCTGATATAATTAATGAAGTTCCATCCCAAGCTAATTTATTAGTACCGCTACCGGTTAAGAAGAAACTACCGTTATTAGACATAAATGTTGCAAACTTACTACCGTTGTAAAAACCTAGAGCAGAGTCACCTAAGTATAAACCTGCTGCTGTAGTACTAGGAGTAGAAACTATCTTACCAGATGAATCTGTAAATATAGTAGCGGCGAAAGATGCTGAAGTTGAGGTAATTAACGCAGCTTGATCAAAGGTAGCATCTGAAGCTGTAACCCATGTTGAACCGCTAAAAATATAAAGTCTATTTCCATCATTATCATCTATCCACATATCTCCTTGTGTACGTCCTGATGTAGATGGTGCATCGTTTTGTCTAAATACTGAGTTCTTTCCTGATACTACTCCGTCAAATGCATCTGCTGTAGCAGCATGAGAAGCAGAGACTGTTAGTGCTGTAGCATCTGTTTGTGCTATAGAAGCAGAAAGAGAACTAGATAAAGAAGCAGTTGCTGCATTAGTTGCAGCCAATGCGTTTGCTTGAGCTGTTGCTGCTGCGTTACTACCACTAGTTACGGCATTAGCTGCTGCAGTAGCGGCAAAATTTTGTGCTGCTGTTTGTGCTGATGCTACTGAAGATGTAGTTGCTGCATTACCAGAGACTATGTTTATAGAACCTTGAATAGTTAATTGACCTCCATCCCAAGATAAGAACTGACCATCACTTCCTGTTAAAAAGAAGTTACCATTATTAGCCATATAAGTTCTCCACTGACTACCTGAATAAAATCCTAAATTAGTATCTCCTAAAAATAAACCTTGAGCATCTGCAGAAGAAGTATCAGGTGTTTGTACTAACTTACCAGATGAATCTGTAAAAATATCTAAAGCTACTGATGAAGATAAAGAAGCTGAAGTGGTATTGATTAATACTGTTTGATCATAAGTACCGTCAGGTGTAGCAGCAAATGAACTACCATTCCATACATATACTTTATTATTATCATCAGCATCTATCCACATATCACCTACTGTTCTTCCTGAAGTCGATGGTGGGTTATTTTGTCTAAATATAGATGTTTTACCTGCTATTACATTATTAGCTGAATCTAAACCGTCTTGTAAAGTAGCAGTAGATGAACTAATTGACGAACTTAATGACGATGATACATTATCTATATCTGCAGAAGCAGAAGTATATGCTTCGGCTGCACTAGAAGAAGCGAAGGTCTGTGTTGCAGCATTACCGCCTGTTATATTTATACTACCTTTTATTTCTAGAGTACCGGCAGAAGAGTCCCAAGCAAGTTTATTACCTGCTGAGCCTGTAAGGAAAAAGTCTCCTTCGTTATCCATATAAGTTGCCCATTCACCACCTTTATAGAAACCTAAATTAGTAGAGGTCATATAAAGACCTTGAGCAGAAGCAGTTGGAGGTCTAACAGCTCTACCTGAACTGTCAGTAAATATCTTACTGTCTATAGTATTAGTAGTTGTAGCTATAGAGCTAGATAAAGAAGCATCTGATGATGATATTTCTGTTGCTAAAGATCCTGATAGAGAAGCTGTTGCAGCATTTAATTCAGCAGTAGTTGCACCAGTACCTCCTGTTATATCTATAGCACCTTTTATATTCAAAGTACTACCGTCCCAGTAAATGTAGTTATTACCGCTTGTTGCAGTTCCTACTCTAAACTTACCATTACCGTCTATATAAACTCCTGTTCCAGAAGTTGTTGTTATAGAGCTTGCATTTGCTCCTGCAGTAAGAGTCCCATTATTTAAGGAACTAGAAATCATAAAGTTAGAAGTATCTAAACTAAACGTTTCAGTTTTTATAGTTAGATTACCATCTGTAAAGTTATCCAAACTAATAAAGTTGTCAGCACCGCCTACTTTCCAAGCACCATCTGTATACCAGTAATTATTGTTGTTTACAAATATACCATCATTGGTTCCAGATACATCTCTACCTATAGATATTTTTTGACCTGTTTCTAATCCTCCTGCAACTGTAGCAACATGAAGTATACCTGCAATAGAACCTGTATCAGCTGTAATAGCTCCTTTAAAGAATCCATTTTCTGTATATAAACCAAATCCTGGTTCATTATTACCGTATAAGTACCCTGAGGATAATCCTGATAGGTCTCCTAGTCTAGATCTTAATTCTAAATCATAAACCCCTGATCCTGTTCTTTCTACTATATCCATATAAGGAGTAGAAATATCTCTAGGATTAGCATTCATCATTATATACCCGGAAGATACATCTGTAGCTGGATTAAATACACCTGTTGATAATATTACTTGACCTTCGTTTAGAGGACGTGCAGCGGATACGAGGCCGCTTAAAAATTCTTTATCGGTATCTATTTTAAATATAGTATCTCCAACAGTATGTGAATCGGCAACACTATCGTGATAGCCTCTAATAACTGTCAATACTTTATTATTAATAGCAGTAACTTTTAATCTTTCATTATCGATTTTGATAATATCTTGTAAGTTTAATCCAGTTGAACTAACTACTTCGATAGTAGTTTCTGATGCTGTATCTATACTCGAAGATACAGTAGTAATAGATGAAGAGACAGCAGGTGTTCCTCCAAATCCTCTCTCTACGTAAATTTCTCCTGCTAATCCATCAGGGTCTATTGAACCTGTATTGTAGCTTAAAGCGTTATCCTCTGAATATCTTTTTGTACCTGAAACGTATAAATACTCTACTCCAAATCCTGTATCATCTACAGTTTTTACTTTTAATATTTCCCCTGTTTCAAATCCTGATACATTAGCTAAAGAAAGAGTAACGGCGTTAGCAGCATATGAAGAAGAACCGGCTATAATAGTTCCTTCTGCAGATCTTAATGGCTGTATAGTAGAAGCGTTAGTAACCATTAGCTGACCACCAACAACGTTAACACTTTCTTTTTCGAATACAGTAGTTTTTAATGTACCACGTATTCTCATATTTTCAAACTCAGCAGAACCGTTTCCTAAAGTATCTATTCTCCAACCTTTAACATTAGTTACGAAGTTAGATGATTCTATAGTGCCTGATGAATTAATTATCAAACCTGTTTCACCTTCAGCATAAGAACCTCCAAAGCCGGCAGCAGGAATTGATCTTATTTGATCGCCTGTTATTTCCCATCCACCAACTTTGTTACCTTGCTGACCGAATTGAGCAATGGTATTACTAGAACCGGTGCCTGCACCATCGTATATTTTTAAACCAAATAAATCTCCTGCGGCATTAGATATTTCTCCTAATCTAATTATTTCTTGCCCAGAAGGTTTAAATATAGTTAACCTTTTAGTAGAAGTATCAATATCAAAATTAGTTGTGTCTAACTTAAAAGTATCTGTTTTAATATCAATACCACTTGTTGTATTGAACCTTAGGTAGTTACTAGCATCCTTAGTAAGATCCAGCGTAGGAACAGCTGCATCCATACCTAATATTAATCCAGCATCGTTAGTAGCAAAACCTGTTTTAGTTCCTGCAACTATCATTGCGTCTTCAGCGCTTCCTGATATTTTAAATTTATTAGCAGTCCCTACTTCTATAGCTGAAGAGGCTCCTAATAGTTTTACACTACCACCACCTAAAGACATAGAAGCATGTGTTGAAGATATCTCTATATTAGAAGCAGATATTTCTAATAGCTTAGTTGATATACTTACATCAGTACCGTCAAATTTAGCAAAGCTTGATGCTCCATCTCCTACATAAAATCTCGGAGTACCACTATTATGTTGTAGTTGAATACCTTGATTACCGAAAGTAGAACTCTTAATAGAAATACTTTCGTTCGTAGCATCTAACACTATATTAGATGACTTACGTATTTCTGAGTTAGTAATGGTCCATCCTGCTATAGTACCACCGCTAAATAATACTGCTGATCCTGTTATATCACCACTACCTTTTAAACTAAAATTAGATGCTGAGATAAAATGGTCTGTATTAGACGCTGCTCCTGATATAAAGAAGTTAGGTGTACCTAAAGTTAAAGGACCGTGTATAGCGTCCGGGGTTATGCCAAATCCAGCTATCAAACCAGAAGAGGCTGTTACATCTCCTTCAAGTCTAGCTCCAGAAGCAAACATATATCCGCTAGAAGAAATAGCAAAGTTAGGTCCGAAGTGTACATAATAAGGAGCAGTTGATGCAGGATCGAAGTCTATATACCATTCGTCTGAGGTTAGTCCTCCGCCTGCGGAATTTGGAGCTTTAGTTTTATCGTAAAATTGACCATTAAATAGGTCAATAATCATTCTACTACCGGTAATTTGACTATCAGCTATAAAGACGTCTCCAATAGATCCACCGTTTTCTTGGAAGTCAGCAAATGCTTGACCACCAACAGGAACGTTAATCGTTACGCCATCTTTTCTTTGAAGAGATAAATTATTCTCACTAAATGAAGCAGTAAAGAAAAACGATCTAAAATTAGCATCTAATTCCTCATGAGTTAGAGGAGCTCCTTTCTCGTCTCTAAAAGTTATAGCCATTCTGTCTGTCCTTTATTATAAATACGCTCCAATTCGCTTATTAGCCCGTATACATAATATAAGCTAGAGCTAAAAATGGAGGTACGTGATGATCTGTATGTATAGTATGGTTATGACCTCCGCCACCACCGGTAGAATTACTAGTTCCGTTTCTCCAATAAACTCTAGTATTATCATTATCACTGTCTCCACTTCCTTTGTATTTAGTAGGTCCTACATAATCTACTCCACCTATAGCCCCACCAGCTCCTACTCCTACATTATGTATTTCTATAAAATAAGAATCTTTGTATGTATGAGTATGTGAAGGTATTTGAGAAGTAGTTAAAGTAGTGGTACCTGCATTACCTCCGTGATTGTGTGATATATCTCCTCCAGTTGCAACTGCGCTACCAGAAACGGTAGTTGTAGGTGTTCCTGTACTATTACTTGCTCCTACTACAAACTTATTTGTTAAGTCTGGTATAGTTAATCCGTTTACTGTGTTACCGCTGTTACCATCACATAAAGTAAATCCTGAAGGTATAGCGTTCATATTACCTGACCACATTATTATACCTCCTAATGGAATTGGAGCTGCATTAACTTGTTTTACTATTTTACTTTGTGATACTACTAAGAAATCATAATGATCTGCAGTAGCAGCATTTCCTACTGTATTAAGAGTTACAGAACCAGATAAAGTTGAAGAACCACTAATATATAAATCTGCACTACCGGATAATACTCCTCCTATAGTTCCTGTACCGTTTACTGCAAGATTACCAGAACCTGTTATATTTCCATCTACATGTAACTTACCTGCAGGTGAGGATGTTCCAATACCTACATTACCGTCTCCTCCGAAGTGAGCTACTAATCTATTATAGGTTGGTTCTTGACTTGAAGTTGCAGGTGCTGAAATTATCGAAAAAGAATCATTACCTGATGTTGATTGAATTCCTACCAACACGTGTGCGTTTTGAGGTCCTTCTAAAATTATACCTCTTTCATTTCCTACTAATAGATTATTTCCTGTATTACTTTCAATTCTAGGGTTACTTGAGTCCCAAGTAAAAAGTTTTGATCTATAAATATCTTCATGAGTTTTTCCAAAAATAATACTTCCACTAACAACAAAATCTCCTAAAGATGAGTCAGCACCTTTATGTGTGATGTTACCGCTACCTTTTAATCTTAAAACTTCATTACCGTTATTAGTTTCGAAAATTATATCTGCATTGCTATCAGCGTGATGATTTCTAATAGTCAAGTCTTTAGTAGTACCTCCCATAGCAAAACTCGATGATACGCTACCTTGTGCAATAGCTAATGTACTATTTTCTAATACTACCTTACCTCCATCTACTCTTAATTTTTCGCCAGTTTCTAGAGAAGAAGTATTAATTGCTAAACCTACGTTTGAAGAATCATAAACTAATCCAGTTGCTCCACCGAACTGAGTACCGTTTAGTTTGTATTGAAGTTCATTTACATTTCCAGCTACCTGTACAGAGCCGGTAAAAGTATTTAAGGGAATATTTACTACCCCGGCAGACTGTAAAGCACTACCAGTATAGAATAAAGATAAGGAAGAAGAATCTGATGGTACAGAAGCAGAATAGAAAAAACTTTGAAAGTTAATATCTAATTCTTCGTATGATAATGCAGATCCTTTATTAGTTCTTAATGTTATAGCCATGGTTAAATATCTAGTTTTACTACTACAGTTGTTTCGTTATTGTCTGATACTGGAACTGGTTGCGCCATTTTAGCTACTGCAACTAATTCACTAGCATCGTTGTATAATCCTACTGTTGTAAAATAAGGGTTAAAGTAACTTCCAGTAGCGTTATCTGCTAAGGAACCGCTACTATCTTTTAATATAGAAGGGTTCGTACTGAAGTTAAATTCACTTTCCTTTACAGGACAGTGGTAATTATATGTATAAATAGGTTGAGATGATTGCCAAGTAATACTTCCGGAAAAATAGTTTGCATAGTATGCTCCTACTTGAGGATTAGTTATAACTATTAGACCATGAGAATATATTACATTCCCTACTACTCTTTGTGGTTGAGAGGCTGAAAGAATTAAATTACCGTTGCTATCATCTATTAATGTTGTTTTGTAATCATCAAAACCCGGTATTACAAATTCTTCTACAGTTTCATTAATATATGTCTCTTCATCTTCTACATATTCGTCATCTTGTAACTCTACTGCACCACCGTATAACGTATCTATTTCTTCAGCAAAGCTTTCCGATGCATAATTACCAGAGGCATCGCTACTAGTAAAAGCATAGTTAGATGAAGATACTGATGTAGGAGGAGAAATAATAACGCTACCTGGTTTGATATAAACTCCAAATAGTTCTTGTGGGACTGATATTACTGTAAATTTTCCTTGTGCCCTTCTTTGATTAGCAGTATAAGAGCTTTGCATATAATTTTCATATGCTGAACCAGACATATCATTAGAGCTGGTTGTTGGCATACCTAAATCATTGTATCCAGAATAATATAGATGATTTATACTATTATATACTAATCTTGTATAGTGTTCGTAATTAGTACCTCCTAATCTTTTATCTCCGGTACTCGGTAACCATTCACCAGAACCAGAGATTCCTATATACGTTTCTACACCGAATTCATCATGTTGACTTCCACTAATAGTGAAAGTTTTATGAGCTACATACGATGTTAAGTATGAATCTTCTTTTTTTAATTTTTTGTAAGCAGCCATTCATTAATAATCAAGTTTGATTCTTATTAAGGCCTCTTTAGTAAAGTCTTTAAGTAATGGTTTAGATAATTTAGCTACACCTAATAGATCGTTATTATCATTATAAAGACCAACAGAAGTGATATAAGCCTGTGGGTTATTCACCATAGAGTTATGTCTTAACTCCCCTGAACCTGTAATATTAGAAGGATTATTAGAATAATTAAACTCGCTATTTCTAACTCTTACAAATACATAATTAGAGGATATCGTTTCTTCTGAATTTAATTTAAATGATTGTGCTGAGCCATGATTTAGAGCTCCAAATAATATTCCATTATTAGCACCATTATTATCAGCTGAACCTGTAGTAAAGTTTAAACTCGTTAAGTGGTTATCTAATGCTTGTCCGTTAAGTAGTATAACGCCGATATCTGGTAAGAATTTACCAAATGAACCTGCATAATTATTTGCAGTAGAATATCCGTTACCACCGTCAAATGATACTCCATTAGATCCAGATATGATTTCGTATACTCTACCTGCATCATTATATGCAACTGTAGATATTTGACCGCTGTTGTCAGTTAGTTCTAAAGTTTGAGAACCTGCATGTAGTTTTATATTAAAAGTACCAGGCATTAATTTTTCTTTATATCTAGCTCTATCAACAGAAATAGCAAAAAATCCTTTTGTAGATGGTAATCCTCCGAAAAGAATATCTTGTTCTTCGTCTCCTATAACTAACGATCTATATTGACCGTAAATAGTTGAAGAAGGTGATTTACCTGCAACGTTTGAATTAAACGGGCTAGAACCAACTCCTGAACTATTAGCATAAGCAATAGAAAACTGTACAGCAGAGTTAGATAAATCTGAACCTGTTTGATATACATTTAAGTAGTAGTCTCCACTTGTTGCTGACTCTTGTGTAGAGGAAGTAAAAAATGCAGAGAGTTCATACGTATCAGTACTCCATACGGTAGATGATATAGAATCTGAGCTTACAATTACGTCTTCGTTGTCGAATGGTTTAAATGACATATCTTATTAGTTTATTTTAGTTACGTTAATTGGAATCGTTACTCTAGCTCCACTATCTCTACCAATAATAGTGATTGTACTAGTTAAAGAAGTACTAGAAGATCCGTATAACGTGTTAATAGTTGTTCCTGTTAAGTTAATTGAAGTACCTATTACTGTTTTAGATACGTTAGTACCTAAGGTTGTAGTAGCATTTAGTCTTTCAGCATCAGCAGTGTTTATACCTACACCTGTAAAGTTAGAAAGTAATCTTACGTCTGCTATAGTAACGGTATATCCACTTGATTCAAATGCTTGAGAAGTTCCTAAAAAGTTCAATGTTTGAGGAGTAATAGTTAAAGAAGCTCCTTGCTTCAAAGTAATAGATGCATATCCTGCTTCTATTATAGGTAATTTAGCAGTACCTCTTGGTAAGGTAGCTAATTTATATTTCATTACTTGAGTTTCATCAGGAAATGCTTCTAACAATGGCATGTTTTCGATTGCCTCACCGTAATATGCAGAACCAGATGGGTGTGTAGTATTATACAGTGTATAGTCTATTTCATCATCTGCTAATGCGAATTGGGTGATACGAAAAGATCCATCTCCTCTCGCTAGTAGCTCTCTTCCTTTTTTGGTCAAGATTGCGTCGACTGTTACGACTGAGTTATTTAAGTATCCCATTTTCTAACTTTTTTATTTATTATAAATATATTGTTTTATACTTTTATTGTTGTTATGCTGGACAAGTAAACGAAGAAACAACAAATCCTCTATCACCTGTGTTAATTAATGTTCTATTATCTTTTACCCATATTCGTTTATTAGAAACAGAAAGTATTCTATTACCCTCTATTTTAAATATTTGAGTACCAGAAAATCTACTCACTACGGTTTGGTCACCGAACGATGCTTGTGCTGTAGTTCCTAAAAATGCTCTACTAACTATTATTTCTTTAATATTAAGCTGAGTAGTAGTTATACCTATGAAAGTTCTAGTTACATTAAGTATATTAAGTACTTGAACAGTCTCTTGATTACTACCTGAGGTTAAGGTTAAGAGTTCTCCTACTTCTAAAGTAGCTAAGTTTTGAGGTAACCCTCTTAATAAGAAAGAATTATCGCTATTAGAAGAAATTATATTTTGAGCAGTATTACCTGCTGTTGAATTATAGAGTGCACTACTTGTTATAGTTCCTACTTCAGAACTTAAAACTCCTGGTAGCTCTCCAGAACCTATAAATAAATAATCTTCTAATTCACCTCGATCTGATAAGCTCTGACCACATATAAAAGATGAAGTTTCCTCTAACCTATACTC